ACTAAAGACAGCAGCAGGTTCTTGGGCTAGAGCCTTTTTAGTAGCAGTAATCTCAATGGCAGCTGCTGGGGTCACAGACCCTAAGGCTCTTATTGCAGCAGGTGTTGCTTCTATTCTGCCACCAGTCATGCGCTATCTCAATGTCAATGACCCCGCTATGGGAATTAAGAAGTGACGCAGCAAGACTTTTTTACTTTCTATCTAGCAACTCTTGGTGTCATTGGGGGTCTTGCTGGTTATGTCATTACGCATCTTTTATCTGAGATTAAAAGACTCAACACGCGAGTTGATGAAATCTACAACATCTTACTAGACAGGTAACATTCTGCTATGGCAAGAAAAGCAAAAGAGCTAGAGGAACAGGGTTACTCAAAACTTGATGCTTACTGCATCGGATTACATGAGTATTGGAAGTCATTGCGTAAAGCGGGTTTCGCTGAAGGTGTCGCGCTATTTATGATTACTGATACTCAGTCCTATCCTGCATGGATTCTGCCAGACCCAGTCGATCCTGAAAAGTTCGGCGATTATGAAGATGAGGATGATGATTAAACGCAGATACTTGGTTATCTCGGATTTACAAATCCCATATCACCATGAGCAAGCTGTTAAGAATCTTATCAAGTTAGTCAAGCGGGAAAAGTTCGACCTCATCCTAAACACAGGCGATGAGTTAGATATGCAGAGCCAGTCTCGCTGGGCGCAGGGTACTAAGTTAGAGTGGGAAGGAACGCTAGATGCTGACAGAAGCCTTGCGCAGGATATTCTCTATGAGCTCGGCACAACAGATGTCACTCGGAGCAATCACACAGACCGCCTATACCACACACTATTACGCGCACCTAGCCTCATCGGATTACCAGAACTGGAATACGCAAAGTTTATGGACTTCGCTGGACTCGGAATCCGCTTCCATAAAAGACCATTCGAGTTTCATAAGGGATGGGTCTTAGTCCATGGCGATGAAGGATCAATGAACTCCAATGCTGGACTGACAGCTCTAGGTCTGGCTAAGAAGTTCGGCAAGTCTGTGGTCTGTGGTCACACTCACAGGGCAGGCATTAGTGCCTTCACAGAGGGCATAGGAGCGTCATACAGGACTCTTTGGGGCTTAGAGGCAGGAAATGTCATGGACAAGAAGAAAGCCTCTTATTTGAAGGCTGGTAGTGCTAATTGGCAGATGAGCGTGGCAGTCATTGAGACGCATGGAGACCGCGTTAGCCCGATGCTAGTGCCTATAAACAAGGATGGGTCATTTACGCTGTATGGACGACTTTACGCTTGATGTAGTTCGCACCATCGACACCATGATTGATGAGGCAGATTTGTTACCATTTCGTTATACAAATGTCCCTTAATTAGTCTGGCCTTTATGTCACACTAAGTATGTAAGCCAGTCGAGGGCACTGGATGCAGATAGGTTACACAATGAGCAACAATGACAAGCTGCTAATTATATGCCTTATAGGGGCAGGTATTAGCTTTATTATATGGGCGTTACAATCATACAAAGATGCCTATGATCGCGGACATCGGGATGGATGGCACAAAGGCAGAGCAGTCAATCGAGCAGATTTCTGGCAAGAATGAAACATGCAGAAATACTTAGTTCTGCCACCGACCTTTACTCGGACAGAGGACTCGCTTACGGCCACCCAAGTGACAATATGGCACGAGCAGCACGACTTATCAGTGCCTACCTTGAAATGCCAGTGGAAGATTACCAAGTTGCAGTTATCCTATCGCTGGTCAAAATTGCAAGGACAATCGAAGATGGATCAAGAGTCGATTCTTGGATTGATGGAGCCAGTTATCTAGCAATCGCTGGACAACTTAAGACAGAGGAGAATGCACTCTATGTTTAACCTAGCCGATTATGAACCAGTGGAGGTTCGACTTGAAAAGTTTATTAAGGACTATCCAGATTTTCGCATTAGCACTGAGTTGGAAGTTGTGGAAGCTAGTAGATATATTGTTAAGGCATATCTCTACAAAACTAGCCAAGATAGCATCGCATGGGCGACAGGGTACGCTGAAGAAACAGTTAGCACTCGCGGGGTCAATCAAACTTCTGCATTGGAGAATTGCGAGACATCTGCTATTGGCAGAGCACTTGCAAATGCGGGTTATGCTCCTAAAGGAAAGCGTCCTAGCCGCGAAGAAATGAGCAAGGTTGCGCCTAACCATCCAGCTTTACAGATAGTCAAAGAGCCAGTTGATGTGGATTACTGGAATACATCTTTTAAGGAACAAGCAGTAATTGCAGAGATTGTTAATACGCAACTAAATGTTCCTTCATGTATTCATGGCGACATGATATGGCAGACAGGAATAAGTGCAAAGAACAACAAAGAATGGGGTCGCATGACATGCCAGTCTAAGGGGCAGACTGGTGGCATGGATCAATGTCCGCCGATTTGGTACAACATTGGAAGTAATGGTAAATGGGAACCTCAGAAAGCGAGGGTATAATGGGGTACGCAGAGTTTCACACAGCAGACGGATGGGTCAATGTCGAGGACATTCCTATGATTGATACAGTTAATTGCCAACTATGCAATGAACCAACACTAGCTTCTGACATTACAATCACTGCAAGAATTGTAGAAGGCGTGGTAGTTGCTGGCACATGGTCATGTAATAAGTGCAGGGCAGTCAATGGATAAGGAAGCATTGCTTATGTATCTAACATTAGCTCTATTCATTGGTGGTGTAGCAATGGGTTACATGGCTGGGATGAATCATTAGTCAGCACAGAAAGCACAGAGGTTTTCGCACAGAGCGTGTTGTAGCTGAGTACCTATCGACTCAGTGGCAGGGCGCATGTGTGGGAAGGGGTAGTGGCAAGGATATTGTCAATGTGCCATTCGATGTTGAGGTCAAAGCCCGCGCTGGATTTCAACCGCTTGCGTACATAAAGCAATTAAAGGCTCGGACATCCATTTCGGGGGAATTGGGATTCGGAGTCATACGGCTAAATGGGCAGGGAGAAGATGCAGCGGAGTATGCCTGCATCATCCGATTAGCTGATCTCTTGCCACTACTCATATTGAAGTACGGACACTTAGATAAAGAACCTAAAGAGACTGACATCGAACGATGCAGTTGTGGTTCATGGATGATTGGGAGATGCCTTACATGCCAGCCTACGATTACAAATGTGGAAGATGCGGATTGAAGAATGAATTGCATCATGGCTGGCACGACAAACCAACAGTTCTCTGCACTTATTGTAATGAACCAATGACCAAAGTTATTAGTCCAGTAGGAGCAATCTTCAAGGGTACTGGATGGGGTAAAGATTGATCATATATGACTTCTTCTCAGGCACTGGGTCAAGCACTCAGGCCTTTGAGGATGCAGGGCATACAATCATTAAGGTTGAGTTAGATGAATACTTTGAGGCACATGAACGAGATATTCTACAGCTTACCGCTGACATGTTAATTACTAAATATGGTCAGCCAGATTTCATCTGGGCTTCACCGCCATGCACTAGCTTTAGTGTTGCATCTATAGGGCATCATTGGAATGAAGATAAGACTCCTAAAACTGAGCAAGCTCATAAGAGTATTGAATTAGTGCTATTTACTCTTAATCTCATCAAGTCTCTTAATCCTAAAGCATGGCTATTAGAGAACCCTAGAGGCATGTTACGCAAGCAAGCAATCATGCGAGGGCTAGAACACAGGCAGATTACTTATTGTGCTTATGGTGATACTCGAATGAAACCAACAGACCTATGGGGCAGTGTGCCTAATTGGGTTGCTAGACCAGCTTGCAAGAATGGTGCTACTTGTCATGAGGCTGCACCTAGAGGATCAAAGACTGGCACTCAAGGATTAAAGGGTGCTAAGAATAGGTCAATGATTCCTTATGAATTAAGTAAAGAGTTATTAACATCTGTGGATAAGTAGGAACAGAACTTCACTTCACGCTTAGTTAGGACACGAGTTATGCACATCTTGACACGGTATGGTACGCTAACGGCGCAGAGCCTCTCAAAGGCTCACCGCAAGCCCTTCAGGGGCGTAGCTTGCGGGGTGCTAGTAGCTATTGGGATAGCTCTATGCATAATGCCTTATGCAGGTAGCTCTGAATCAGTGCAACAAAAAGAGTATATTGATTACAAGACTTATTCTCTCTATCTATTAGACTTTAACTATAAAGAATATAAATGCCTGACTATATTGTGGGGTAAAGAGTCAGCATGGAATCCAGCTGCAATAGGTAATTTA